TTTTCACAACTTATTTTCACTACACCATTTTGGTTTTTAGTTCTATATAATATAATATAAAATGGTGTAATATTATTTTTTAGTCAAAAACATTTCTTGTTGTAAATTCTGTAAATTTATTAAAATGTCCAACTCGTTTTTTACTAATATTAAACGTTTTTTTTGTCATATCGTCACCATCATATGTATATCTTGTATTTCTGTAATAATCACCTTCAGCAAGTGGTAAAAGTTCTTCTAGTGTAATACACATCCTAACACGCCACATTGTCTTCGTTTCATCAATTATTCTATAAAATTTATCTAATTCATAATTATCATTATTTGATATTCCACGACCACAAAATATAATATCTTGTATTTTTAATTTATAATCATCATTGAGTTTTTCTTCTTGTTCTTCTTGCTTTTTTTGTCTTTCTTTTCTTTTTTCTTTTTGTTCCTTTAAATCTTTTTTATTGTATTCTATGCATTGCTCAAATGATAATGTTTCTTTATCTTTCATAAATAATTTAAAACTTTTTTCGTCTGATTTCCAATTCTTATAATGGTGATTTTCCCATAATGATTTTTTATTAATCATATTACATATAAATAAAGTAATATTATCATTTTTTAGTTTCGGTATTGAAAAATTACCCATTTCTTTATTTACACTAGAAAAGAACCATTTTAAAAAAGTTTTATTATATATTTTATTTTCTTTCAATACTCTTGGTATATATTCTAAATCCGCTTGATATTTAAACATCAATATTTTTTCTTCTACTTCACTTGGTAATAAATCCCATTCAAATTGTGAAATTCCTTTCTTATCTTTTGCTTCTTGTATTTTTAAATCCATATACTTTTTTTTTAAAAATTGTTTGGTTTCCCAGTCGTTTGATAATTCTTTAATGATTCTGTCCATTATGTTTTTATAAATACATATTGTATATAAAAAAATCATTTTTTTTTATAATTAAAAAATATTAAATACATTATTTTTTACTCTTTCTTACTTTATCCGCCAAATCCTTGTCTGCTTTTCCCCACGTTCCCGGTTGTTTCATCACAAATGAATAAACCCTAGCATATGACCATTGCTGCTTAGTCAATCTTACTGAACGTGGATATTTTTTAACATTAGGATTTTTAGAAAAATCTTTTTTTAATCTTACTGATGATACGTTGCCTTTCCAAGCTCCCGTGCCTCTATTGTATACCTCTTGAATAATACTTTTTTTTATTCCGCTTATCTTCGCAATCTCACTTAATGAATGACTTTCATTTGTAGGGAATTTATATTTCTTATTAAATTTTTGTTTATTAGACATTTATATTTTTATTTTAGAAAAAAAATATTTACTAAAAATATATGAATTCTAATTATTATTGGATATATTCACATTTTCATGATGATGAAACAAAAAGAATATTTGAGATTTTACCGGATAATTTACAAGATTATTTTTATGCATTAGTCCAAATGGCTGATGATGGTATTAAAGAATTATATGATATGTCTTCAGATTCTGATATAGAAGATGATGAACCCGATTTACCAAAAGATGAAGAAATGGGATATGAAGATGAAATGACTAATGATGTTTATATGTGCGAAGGTCTCTAATTAAATTTAATTATATATTCACCTTCAGTAATTTTTGTAATACCTTTTTTTAATCTATCATCATATCTTTTATTATTATAATCTAATATTCGTTGCTTATTCTTTTCATAATATATTTTTTTATACATTCTTGTTTTTCCTTTATAAATAGAAAATAAATAATTTTCTATTTCTGTTCTCATTATTATATAATATATATTTTTTTAATCATAAATATATAAACTAATATTTTATCTTTCTTTAATATAAATATTATTAATTGTATTAATTGATGTTCCACGTTGTTTAGACATTTCTTCTTGTTTCTTTTTTAATTCTCCTAAATGATGTGACATTGTAATTTTTGCCATCATTGTTGTACTGATTTGTGCTTTATCATTTAAATATAGTTTTGAAAATTTAATCATTAATTGTGATAATTCATTACGATTTAATTTCTTACCAGTTGCTGATAAGAATAAATATTCACTATCATTATATATACTAATTCTTTTCCAAAATCTTATAACTTTTTGTAATTCTTTTGGTATTTCAATAGTTTTTGTTGAATATGTTTTATCTGTTTTATATTTTCCAATACTAAAAAACATATTATTATTTTCAAAAACAATGTAATTATTTACCTTCTTGTCATCGTCTGTTTTTTTGTTAAATTCTCGTTTTGTAATTTTTATTAAATCTACAACATCATTTCGTAGTGGTATATGTAGATAAATGTTAAATATAACGAATATTTGTAATAATGTTCTTTCTTTTACTCCAATGTCTTTTTTTTGTTTAATTTTTAATATTCTTAGATCATCTGCCATTTTATTTAACATCTCAACAACTTCATTATATGTTATAAAATTTTGTTCTTGTTTAGATGATATTTTATTACTTTCTGTATTTTCTTTAAAATATTTGTCATTCAATTCATCCCTCATTACTGCGTATTGGTCTATTAATTCATCATCACCATTTAATGCACTAATTAGAACAATAATAGCATTATAATAATTTCTAACTGTTAGATATGATAAATTTTCTAGTATCTTTTCTACATCTTCATAATTTTCTAAAAATTTATAGTCATTTTCATTAAATATTTTCTTTAATTTATTTAAGTTTCTAACATAAATGTTTATTGATGAATCTTTTAAATTTGGCTTGTATTCCTTTATTTTAGAATATACATCGTCAACTTCAAGAATTACCATTTTATATAATATATATATAAATTAATTTTTATATTTAAATTTAATTTAAATTTATTGTGTTTAAAAAATTAAAATTAAAATGTTTTTCTATATTATAATGAATACAATAAAAAAAAATGATTTAATTCTAGGTGAAAAATCCGAAAAAGAAATGATTACAAATTTTAGTAAAATGTTTGGTGAATTAAATTTTACTAAACAATATGATAATTTTGATTTTTTTAATGATGAATTTTATATAGAATTAAAAACAAGAAATATTAATCATAATCAATATAAAACATTATATTTTAGTGAATATAAATATTATAAGGGTTTAGAATTATTAAAACATAATAAAAGAATTATTTTTATTTGGAGATGTAATGATGGTTGTTACTTTTGGGAATTAAAAGAAGATAATCATGAAGAAGAAGGATTTTTGAAACAAGGGGGAAGAACTGATAGGGGGAAACGTGAAATATACAATTTATTTAATGTTAAAAGTGAATTTATAAAACCATTAGAAGAATTCATAAAATAATCCATTTTTCACCATTCCATTTTAATGGGTGTGTTTTTTCATCATATTTCGCATTTTTAGTCATATTATCAATCGCCCATAGTGGTTGTAAATTAGTATAATGAAAACATTTAGTTTTTTCATCTTCTAATTCTAAATTAAAACTATTACAAGGTCTTATATGGTCTATATGCCAATCTCCTTGATTTTCCCAAGTCATACCATCTTTAAATTGTTTTTCTAAATGATTACATAATTCTTTACCATTGCATCCTAAATACTCTGATGTATGTTTGTCCTTTCTCCCTTTTAATGCTTCGTGAATTCTTGCTCTTTCTAAACTAACTAAATATGTATGAGGTCTACAAATTGAACATATATCATATCTTTTATTATGTTGACATTTTCTCCTTTTACGATATTGATACTGTTTTTTTAATAATTCTTTTTTATTTTTATTATAATATTCTTTTTTGCTAATTATTGCTTTTTCTTTATTTTTTTCACACCATATTTTCGTCGTTTCTATATTCTTTTTTTTATATTCTTCATTATTTTTATAATTTTTATCATATCTTTCTTTCTCTTTTTTCCTTATTTTTTCTTTATTTTTTAAATAAAAATCCTTGCCTTTTTTTAATTCTTCTTTATAACCTTCTAAATTACATTCTTTACATCTGCTAGGACGTTTATTATGAATACATAATAATCGTCCAGTTCTCCACAATCTTGGTTCTCCTTTTACCATATATAATGTATCATTTACCCTATCTTTTAATTTTGGTAATTCTTTTATATTACATAATTGACATTTTAAAAAATCCATTCTTATTACTATATGAATAAATAAAAATATCTTTAAGCGTTTTTTTATATATTTATGAACCTAAAATAATTCTACTACACCATTTTATGTTTTTTCTACTATAATAAAAATCAAAAATGGTGTAATGGTAAAAATAAAATATAATATATAATATATGATAATTATTCATAAAACCTTTTCAAAGAAAGAAATAATAAAATTTTTGGGACATTGTGGTATTGTCATTGAACAACAATTTAATAAACAAGAATTAAAAGAATATTTAACAAAATTTTTTCAAAAAGATTTTAATAAAAATACTTTAATTAAAAATAAATATGGTTATACTAAAAAACGTGAATTAATAGTTCATTTAAGAAATAAAAATTATGAAAAAGAATTGAAACCACAACAAAAAAAGATTATTGTAAATATTGCAAGAAAAATTATTAAATTTGGTAAAAATCATTTTATTTTTAATTTTTCTGAATATAATAATTTTGAAGAAATCAAAACAGATTGTATTCAAATATATCAATATGGTTATTTATCATCTGTAAGAAAAGCAATTAAATATTATAATTATTTAGATTTAGATCATATAAATTATTTAAATTGTGATAATTCAAATAATAATAAAAAAGATATTAAATATAATATGAAAAAAGGTAAATATATAATTAGTTTTTAAGCAAAATAGCACGAGAACTGACCGTTTACAAGTTCAGCAGTCTTTCTAAGTTCAGTGTATACGTAAAGTGTATATGAACCAGCATCTAATGTATTTTTATAGGTTAGTTCAATTCCTTTATTATTAACACGTTCATTACGATTAAGTCTAATAGATGTCCAATTGAACGCCTTTTCTAAAAATCCTTTTTGTTCGTGTAATTCTAATGTTTTATCTGTAATCATCCCCGTGCCTTCATTGGAATATTCACCACGCATAACAAATGGAATCATACCTTCCGCTTCTTTGACCGTGTGGAAGAGTAAAGCGGGATTACTTCTATCAACACTAAATACAAATCTATCATTGTATCTTAGGTTGAGTGTTAGTTTACTTCCATCTACCGGTGCTTCGGATACATAACCATTCAAAATACTTTCATCATTGCCACGCACACCATTTACAACTCCTACAATTACTTTATTTACAAGACGACCATTTCCACCCACTTGGAATACTTCATCAGTGAAAGAAGCTTCAGTTCCGGTAAAAGTGGATAAACGATAATCAACATAATCAAACGAAATACCCCCGGCGTTTTGTTCTCGGTATTTTTCCATAACATCACCCGAGTAGTAAATCGTGTCATAAATCATTTTAAGTTCCGTAGTGTCAATTAAATATGGTTTAGATGCTTCTTCACCATCCGCAATACATACACGCTGAACCGTAGCATTTGAGAAGGTAAGTTCTAAATGTATTTCTTGGTCACTTGCGAAGAGATAGGCGGGTAATTGATGGGACTTCATAAAGGGGAATAATTCAGAAAGGAAGATAGAATAAATAGGCGATTCTTTGGGTCTCGCACCATCCATTTTAGCATAATTCAATACATCTAAATTATCATCATTGTAAGATCTACCATTAGATAATCCAAAAGTTGCCGAAGAAGAATCACCGGTATATATTGATTCATGAGAAATACAGCGACCATTTACGAACTGTTCACGTTCTTTGTTACTTTCATTAGTGGTAAATAATGACTGATACGCAGCCAAAATATTTACGGATTGAGATTCACAAACAGTGGTCTGACCGATTTTAAGAGTAGCATTTTTAATTGCTGCAAACACTCCTACACCTAGGGGAACGAATGCTTCATTATTAGAAGCATTAGGAACTAACGAAAAAGTAATTTTACTCATTGACGATAAAAAACCTTTTCTCTGAAGGGTAAAACGAGTGAATGTATCCGAAGACACAACCGGTTCTAAAATATCAGTTTCTACCTTCATAGCATAATTTGCGGGAATTTCTCCAATTTCAATAAGATTTGGGACAGAATCTTCTGTGTCCATAGTTTCTTGACTTGCCATATCTTGATTTTCCATTTTTATAAACTAATAAAATATAATAAATAAATATTTTATTTGTAAAAAACTTTATTGAATAATAAAAAAACTTTTTAAGAAAAAGTTTAATCAAAAATATTTTTGTTAAAACTTTTTTCTAAAAAGTTTATTTACTGAATTACTTGAATTCCTTGTTCGTTAAATAACATTGTCTGACGAGATTTAACAAATAGATAAGCACTTGTAGGGTTCGCATCTGTAACTGTAGTAATCATCTGAATACCGAACTGTTCGTTTTTGAAATTTTCACCCGACGAATCAAGCATATCGTACAAGACACCCACGCCTATAGTAGCACCCATATTAGGCATTTTACCATATGAGTTATTGGCATTCGCATTAACAAAGTTTCTGTTACTAGTAGATGGGGAAACATTACTTCTTACGTGGTCAGATTCCGGCATAATAGCACTTAAGAACGTTTTCTGTATCTGTGGGTCTGAAACAGTAACAGCGGGATTATTGCGTGAATTAGAATTCACATCAAAATTGTATGGGTGACGTTCACCATTTTTAAGGAAAATAACTTGATCAATAGAACCAATAGTTCCCGCAGTTTTAAAACTAGGATAATAAGTTAAATAACCATCTTGAGATAAATTATTAATAAATGACGATGGAACAAAATTAACAAAAGCACTAATAACATTAGATAAACCAAGATTGTATGAAATAATAGCATTGGAAGACTGAATAGTAGAATATAGAGATACAATACTATTGAAAGTGTAAGAACCTTCAGTTCGTGCCATCATCTGCGAGAGTTCATCGGGTGGTGGTATATGAACTTCACAAACAATTTTTAAATTAGTAAATTCATAAAAAGCATTTGTGACATAACCACGGGACACATCGCCATCATCAGAATAAAAAAACTGACTATCCGGAACTAAGGTAATTTCACAATCCAAACCACCAAAGGAATTTTCAAATAATTCTAGTGGTTCACCCCCAAGGGTCATTCCACTTGGTAATGAAATAGAAAAACTATTACCGGCAGTAGAACGAATAACATTTGTTTTGTAACTATCGGCAGAATTATGAATCAAAGCACTTTCCGATAAATGCCCAATGGCATCCTCCTTCGACGACATAACCGGAAGGAATGAGGAAAGTAGACGTCCATAAGAACGTATTGACTCCGTGATACTTTTTGTCTTAGAATTTCTCCACGTTAATTGTTCAATCGCACCATATACACCTAATTTATGTGAAGCAGTGAGCGAAGAAGCATTACCGGCAGTTGGACGGGTTGTACCTTCCGAATTAATCCAAAAATTCAATTCACCTACAAGACGAATACTTGACATATCAAGTAAAGCATTTTGTGAACCAATCGTAAACGAAATTACGGGTAAACCATTACGATGACTAATTCCACCATTACGTGCACTTGGCACATTAGATGGGAAAATTTCTAGAAATTTAGAACTCATATTTATAAACTAATAAAATATAATAAATTAATATTTTTTTTTTTTAAAAATTTATTGATTAGAAAAAAGTTTTTTTATAGTTCTACTGAAATATTAGCACCGGAAATCTGAATGGTTCTAATGTGGTAGACGAAGCACATAAGCATTTTATTTACTGCGGGTGCGGTGCTTTCATTGTATACTAACTGTAATTGATTAGTCATATTTCTTAAATCCATTACACCATCTTGGAGAACATAACTTCTAGGAATTACAAAATTTCTGTTGTATTCTTGGAATGACCGAGGAACGATTCGGGATTGATTCAAAAATTTGTCAAGCTCAGTTAGTTGCTGTGCCGATATACTGCGTCCAAGATTAATTCGTGACACATTCACGGGCCGTGAGGGAGTTAATTTATCTTCGATAAGCATCTGAAACGTGGATAAATGATCAATGCATCCAGTCAGTTTAGTTGAATTACTTCTTAAGATTGTATCTTGTCCGTAATCATCGAAATTTGCGTCTTCTTCTTGAATATATGTTCCAATTGCTCCAACAGTCTGTGCTGATGTATATACTGTTGAATCTGTCGCAACAACCCCAAGTGCCTTTGCTTTACTATTATTGAGTGGAAGATTTACCGTTGCTTGTCTGTTTTCTTTTAATAATGAATGTTTATAATTAGTACATGAAAGAATATCAAATTCAATCATTCCACCACTTCTAATATTTTTCATCATTCTGTTTTCATCTTCACTTGATAGTTCTACTTGCTGAATAACAAATTCTACGTTTGATACTTCATAAGAAGCATCATAAGAACTAGTCGCAGTAAGAGTAGTAGATGCTATACTATTTGCCGTGTCAATCGCTGCCGAATATGCTATGAATTCATTTTGAACAATCTTTGTTCCAAAATGTCCAGCAGTTGAACCATTGTAAATACCGGAAGCATTCAAACCAACTTTAATGAGTCCCCCAGCATCTAACGATATAGATTCAATAACCGGATTTACTGCCGTAGTCTCAGCACCCGCCGAAGCGGAAGACAGCCAAGCATTTTGTGTGACATCTGAACCATTACAAAATGCGATACGTTCACCAATACAAAATGGAAGGTTCTTAACACTAGTAATATTATTATCAGCAGTGAAAAATACTTCAGTTGTCCCAGTCACTCCGTCTGCGTCCCAATCTCCACCACCCGCAGTGATTCCGTGGAATACGGGGTTATGGTAAGCACGACGAGTTCTAATAGCACTATCTAACTGATGAATACAATATTTTGCGTCTTCCAAATCAATTTCAATAAATAAACCCGTTAGAAGATTAGGGAAAATCTGATTCGATTTTGTAAAAATTCCACTATGAAGATTAATACAACATTTAGCAGTTAAATATGCGTCATCATCCCAAGTATCCGTCGTGGTTTGGTCACCTTCTACGGTTTTAAAATAAGGGTTAGTATTAGTATCTACACAATTAGAAACAGTGCAACCAAGAGTACATCTATTTTCGGGGTTCGCAGTTAATGAACCTTCTTTTACAGCACGAAGACCACGTAGTGAATCATCCGAATTGTAATCATATTCCATTCTTAGCTTAGTATTGTAATCTACAATTTCTTCTAGTAAAACACGATTTCCATTATTTGAATATATGCGTAAATTTTTGATTAAACAATTTCCACCTAATACCGGATCTAAAACCAGTTTAGTTGGATTTGCTCCACTAGGTAATTTTAATTTTACATCTAAATTAATATAGCAACTTTTACCATCAATGTATTTGACAGTAGAAGGTATTTCAAAATCTATTCGTTGAGATGGACTATAAGATAGACCATTAACGGAACTAATAGAAGTTTGGAACTGTTCTACTTGGGTTTGTTCTTCATTTCTCCAATAAGACATTTTTATAATTTTATTATAGATAAAAAATTTAATAAAAAAAAATAAAAAAAATCCTAGTAAATTATTTTATCTAAATTTTTATTACACCATTTTATGATTTTTATTTATATAGAAAAAAACCAAAACGGTGTAGTGAGTGTTTTTTTATATTCATTAATATAAATAAAAAATGATTTTTATTAATTAATTTTTATTTATTCAAAAAGCATATAAAAAAAATATTAGTATATAATATAATGAATAGAGAAAAAAAAACAATGGAGAAAAAATCTTGTAGTAAAAAATCTTATAATAAATATATGGAAGATTTAACAACAATTGAATTAATTCAAAATTGTAAAAATCCTAAAAATAAATGGCAAGATAAAAAAAACCAATCTAAAACAAATATATACAAGTTTGATTCAAAAAAACAATATTGTAATTTGGGTGTTCCTACGGGTAAGGTTAATAATATTACAGTTGTTGATTTAGATTTCTATTCTAAAGATGATGAAGTATTTAATTTAGAAGATTCTACATTTATTAAAACATTTGGTTATAATTACATTGAAGATTTTGATACATTTACTGTTAAAACTCCTAGTGGTGGAATTCATTTATATTTTAAATATGATGAAGATATAGGACAAACCGCAAATAAAGAACATCAAGTAGATACAAGAAATAATGGCGGTTATGTTGTATCACCAAATAGCATTGTTAAAGGTAATAAATATGAAATCATTAAAGATACACATTTTAAACATATACCGGATAATTTAAAAGAATATTTAGTAAATGTTATTTTAAATAAAAAAGTTAAAAAAAAAGTTAAAAAAAAAAGAAAAGAAATTAAAAAAACTGAAGATAAAGAAGAAGAAATAATAGAAGAAGAAGGCTATTACCATTTAGATAAATTTACATATAATTTTAGTGATGAATTATTAATAGAAATTATTAAAGGATTACCTAAAAAATATTTTAATAGTTATGAAGGATGGTTAATTTTTACAACTGCGATGAAACAAATAAACCGTAAAGACTTATGGGAAAAATTCCCTAAGTTAAATAATCCGGTTGATGGTAATATTAAATCAGATGGTCATATAGATTGGATGAATTCCGCTTGGGATAATATCAAAAGACATAATCAATATAATTGTTTTTCTAATTTATTATTAAATACAAAAGTTCAGAATGCACGAACAATGCTTGAATATTATATGTATATTGATTATGATGTACACGAAACAAAACCCGATATAATAATTAATCAAGATAAATTAACAGATGAAAACTATTCAAACTTTTTAGAAAAAAGTTTAGACAAAAAAAGTTGCGATTGTTTAATTATGAAATCAGACACCGGAACGGGAAAAACAACTAGTTTTACTAAATACTTTTTAAAACAGAAAAAAACTAAATTTTTGTCAATCGTTTCAAGAGTTTCATTAGCACAAGAACAATATATGACATTTAGTAAAAGTGGTATTGATTGTGGTTTATATAATATTATTGATGGTAGATTAAAAAGTAATGATAATTATGTAATTACAATTGATAGTATTTTACGTGTTGCGAATTGGGATTCTTGGGAATATAAGAATTATATAATTTATTTAGATGAATTTAATTCAATGATTGAGTATTTAATTTGTGCGGATACATTGAATAATAAACGTGTTGCTGTTTTCCACGGTCTATTAAGAATATTAAATAAATGTAAAAAGATTATTTGTACTGATGCTGATATTAATGATATTTCATTATCATTTTTAAAATTAGTTGATAAAAGTAAAATATTTATTCAAAATGATTTCTTACATAATAAAAATGTAAAATCTCAAGAGTTATTCAGTTATAATGATTTTTGCCATAAATTACATTTTGAAAAAAAGTTCTTATGTTGTTGTGATAGTAAAACACAAGCTGAGATGATACACCAAGAATTAATACAATATGGTGTAAGAGATGTTAAATTAATTACATCAGATACTGATGAATATATTAATTTAGATAATCATGACAAAATTATATATTCACCTAAAATTGTTTATGGTTTAGATAGTACAATAAAACGTCCGGTATATTGTTATTATAAAGAACGAACCATTCCACCTACGGCAATGATTCAGCAAATCGCAAGATGTAGAAATATTAGATATTTAAGATATACATTTGAAATGAAAAAGGTTAAAATAGAAGATGAAGATTTTTCATTAGATTATGTAAAAGAAGAATTAAAACAATTAGAAAGTTTCGGTAATGAATTTTGTTCATTTAAATTAATGTCTAAAGATTGTATAAGTGAATCATATTTAGATTTCTATACAAGATATTCATATTTAAATAGATGTTATGAAATTAATAAATTTGGTCATTTTATTAAATTATTACAAAAACGTGGTTTTGTAAATGATAGTATTACTTATTATAATACTTCATTAAAAGGAACAAGAGAAATGAGAGGTAAAGTAAAAGAACTAAAAGAAGAAAATTTTACAATAGATCATCCTACAGTTATGAAAATTAATGATTATTTAAAAATAGATACTAAAGAAAATATAATGGAACATAAAGAATATTTTTTGAATCAAAGTAAATTAGATAATCATTTTAATATATCAAAATATTTTTTTAATAACATTGAAGATATTAAAGAAGAGTTATTTAATCAAGAAGAATTCAACGTAAAAAAAGTAACTTCAACAAAAAGTAAAATTAAATTCTTACAAGAAATAAAAGATTTAACCGGTTGTCAAGATAATAATGATATTATTGTAAAAAATCCTTTAGACTTAAAAAATGCCGATTTTTACGCAACTAATTATAATAAAGTTTGGAATGCATCCATTAAAAAAACAGATATTGATTTTACTAAAAAAGAAGTATTAACACAATATATGTATAAAATGTATAAAAATTTATTTGGTAATGAATTAGTTAAAAATACTAAAAGAATGGTTAATAAAAAACGTATTACTGAATATAAGTTTAATAATAAGGTTTTAGAACAAGAACACAAATTATATAAGTTTAGGGAACGTGCCAAAAATAAACGGTGATTGTTCTTTGGTTTTTTCCTTATTCGCTATGTATATATAAATTTTTCCTTATCATTACACCGTTTTGGTTTTTTATATAGGAACGTAAAAACCAAAATGGTGTAGTTGGTCTCCGTAGACCAATTTTTTTTGGGACTTCCTAAATTTCTGAATATAGAAAATCAATATGATTTTTTCTTTTTCACTTTCTTAGTTTTTTTAGTAGATTTCTTTTTCTTTTCAACTGTATAGTTTTCAAATATTTGGTTAGGTCTAATTATTTTATCTCGTTTTTCAGTTTCTAGGGGTTTATGTTGTATGGTCATGTGGTTGTTATTGTTAATTGGTTTTATTAACATTTTATATAAAATGTTATAATATTTTAATTTTTTTTCAAAAATATTATTTTATTTAATATTATTATAAAATGTCGTTAATTATAACATCTAATGTTAATCTTGAAGATACTAATACTCAAAGTAATATTTTCAAACCTTATTCATATTCCAATTCATTAAATAATAATACTTTAAAAATTCCACCTAATAGTGAAATAGCTTTACAAAGTTGTAAAATAAATAAATCTGGTGTATATACATTAAGTAGACAAAATAATGTATTTGGTGTATATTATGGTAAAAAACTTACTAGCGGAACATATGACCTTAACGATTCTACTGTATCACCAATGATTGGGGATATTGGAAATTTAAATATTGGTTCATATATAGAAACGAATGTAAGAGATATGGCAGACCAAATAGAAATAGGAATGAATAATGTTATTTCTCATCCATCTTTAATAACTGGTATTAATGATTTAGGAAATATTGATGGGGGTATTAAATGTAACGCAAGTTATAATGCTTCATTGGATTTTGAAGGTTACAACTGGGTATTAAGTGCTAATACAGCAAATGTGGACGCCACGGCTGATTTAGATGTGGATTCGGGCGTAACGTGTCTTACTGGTAAAGATGATGCCAACGGTTCATCGTATACACTAGCAAATGGTGTATTTACCAATGTTAAAAAACAAGCAATTCAAGTTCGTTGTGATGCATTCCCCATTACTAATAATGGTTTTAGTGGTAATGCTTCGGCGAATGTAGATTCACACAGTGGTATTGTTTTTGATATTTCAACAGCAAATGGTGTTAAAGGTTCTAAATGGATTGTAGGATTAGTGAGACCTAATATTCCTAGTAGTTTTAATTCTGATGGAGATACTGACGCTTATTTACCAACATATTTTGAACCTAAATATAATTCAACATTAGGAATGTTTCAACCAAATCAATTTTATGATTACTGCGTAAGACGTGTAGGAACAAAATTAAGAATATTTCAAAGTTCTATTAAAAGTGGTAGAACTAGTGGGAATGCTCAAGACTTGGTAATGCAACCTATAACATATTGGGGAAGTCACAATGCCAATTTTGATGATGAAATAGATATAGGAACAAATGCTTCGGGTTATAAATATATTAAATTTGCTGTATCTAATGAAAAAGTAGTTATTCAAATAAGCCCCGATAATAAAAATTGGGAAGATTTAGTAAATCAAGATCAGATGACAACACCTTCAAAAGAAAATGTATGTACACCGGTTAATTGTACTCAATGGCATTTATTCCCTTCAGTATCATTGGAAAGGGGAACAAGTATTACAATGAGTGATTATTTCGTATATGACCATTTAGATGATACATATGATATATTTAATGAGAAATTCAATTGGTGGGTTAAATTAATAAATGGCGGTATTAGTGACACATTCGGACGAGATGTTGAGACGAGACCTTGGAATGATTATTCAAACTCAGTAGTTAGAAGTCCTAATGGTGTAGATGCTAATGAAGTTATGGAAGATTCACAATTAATATTCACATTAGCACCAACAAATGATTATGGAAGATTAGTAACACAACCAACAAACACTCAATTTACATTAGGTTTTCCCGCACGTTCTATTGTAGATACTTTAAATAGTTCAACCGCAACAACTCAGACAATAAATAGTGATACATCACCTAAATTAATTTCAAATGTATCTTTATTTATTAGATTAAATAATTTTACTCAGAATTCAACCAACGCAAGACGTGGAACATCTACAAGTAAAATCATAGCTCATTTACCACGATTTGATAATAGCGGTAATGAAACGGGGGGTTTATATTTTGAACCACACGAACGTGTATATATTAAACTAAATAACCCAACAGAATTAGTAATGAATCAAATTGATGTAGACATAGTTTATGACAATGAACAATTATGTACAGCAATTAGTGGTAAAACAATTTGTGTATTTCACATAAAAGATTCTAAATAAAGTTTATATTCATAAATTTAATATTATAGATATTTAAATATTAATAAATTTAATTTTTTTTTAAAAATTTTTTTCTTTTTAAATTATATAAAATGTCTTTTATTCCAAAAGTTACAATGGATTTTGTACCGGAAGAACCCGAAGAAGAAAACGAAGAAGAAATAATACCCGAAGCAGTGCCAACAACGGAAGAAATAAACCCCAATGATATATTTGAAGAAAATAAACCGAAGAAACAAGAATCAATCATAGATGAAGAACCACCAAAAGAGATTGAAGAAGTAAAACCAAAGAAAACACGTAAGAAAAGAGAATATACCGAAGAACAACGCCAAGCAATGCGTGAACGTATGGCAAAAGTTAGAGAAGCAAGAAAGAATAAGGGGAAAACAAAAAAAGAGGAAGTAGAACCCGTAGTAATTAAAAAAGAAGAACCCGTAGTAATTAAAAAAGAAGAACCCGTGGTAATTGAAAAACCAAAACCACAAGTTATTCAACCACAAGTTATTCAACCACAAGTAAATCAGAAAGAAGCACAAGAAGCAATAGAAAAAATGATATTTGCGGGTATTCAATCATATGACGCATTAAGGAAAGAACGTAAAGCAAAAAAAAGAGAAGCACAAAAGAAAGTAAAAGAACATGAAGACTTTAAAAACACATTAAAAACCGCAATGAATCGTAAAGGAAGAAATCCATATGGTAATACCTTTTTTTAAAAAAGTTTGTTTTTATTTTTTATTTTTTTTTTATTTAATAATATTATATTATGGAAAACAAAAAAGAAGAACCAAAAAAAGAAGAAGTAGATGTTCCACCACCACCAAAGGTGTTTAAGGTTAAAGACCCGCCACCATCAAAAATGTTTAAGGGTTTACACCCGCACTTACCACAGCCTCCCAGCAGTCTGCTGATAATAGGAAGTGTAAGAAGCGGTAAGAGTAATTTACTGTGTAATTTGCTGTGCAACCCTTCAATGTTTAAAGACCGATTCGATGTTGTTCATCTCATTTCAAACACATTAAACGCAGACCCCAAAATGAAAATGATGAAAAAATATTTCGCTTGTCAAGACCATTACGAAGATTCAATGATTACTAATATTATAGAAAGTCAAAAAGCATTAGGCGAGGATGACAGATTAAACCTAGCATTATGTCTAGATGATATATTAACGAAAGATTTTTCTAAAAATAATTATGTATCATTTTTAGCGACTCGGTTTCGTCATTACGGTATTAATTTATTATGTTTCACAACTCAATCATTTCGTGCCGTTAGTGGTTTAATTCGTAATAACGCAACTAATGTAATTATATGTAAACAACAGAATACAAAAGAATTAGATAAAATCGCTGAAGAATACGGGGATTTATTCGGTAGTACAGAAAATTTTATTAAACTATATAATATAGCACATAAGGACCGTTATTCCTTTTTACATTTGGACTTACAAACCAACCCAGCAACGGCATATTTTCAATTTGAAAGACTCATAGGAAGAGGAAGTGAAATACTAGAATAAACTTTTTAGAAAAAAGTTTTAACAAAAAAGTTTATTTTTGATATACTTTTTTTTAAAAAGTATTTTTTATTTTTTTTTATTAAAAGTTTTTTTAAAAGTTTAATATATATAAAAATGGGTTTATCATTATATTCGGTAGATGGGGGAATGTCTCAAGCAAATAATATGGCGGAAGGAATAAGGAATGCTAATTTAAATATTCAGTCACAAAACGATTTAGCAGCACAAAATTATAATGAAAAAAGAGAAGTTGACAAAACACAAGCAACTAATGATCTAATTACGGGAGCAATTGATATGGCGAAAATGACAAGTGGAGTTAAAGATGCTTTTAATCCATCCATAAGAAAAACTGTTGTAGGTGGTAAAGCAGTTGGGGGCGGATTTGAAGGTGTCCAATCTTCCGCAGATGTAAAAGGTGTAAGAGGATTTTTAGGAAGTGGGGCAGAGATTGCCGAAAAAGGAACACGAGTTGTAGGAACTATCGGTTCGGCAATTTCTGCGGGTCAAGACTTAATAGAAGATATAAATGATGGTCACGTGGCGGGTGATAATTGGGAAAAACAAACCGCAAATGTTGGTAATATTATTGGAGGAGTATTAGACGTTGCCGGTTTAGTTCCCGGACTTCAAGCACTTGGAGCAATTGGAGGAATGATAAGTGCGGGTTCTGCTGCACTCAATGGAGTTGGAGATGCTGTAGACGCTGCGAAAGATACGGCAGATAAACCGGTAGTAGAACAAACATTAGGAGCAATCGCACCAAGTCAGAGTGTGGCAATTGCTAGAACCGAATAAATAAACTTTTTAGAAAAAAGTTTTAACAAAAATATTAATATGTTTTTTTTAAAAGTTTTTTTTATTATAAAGTATATAAAAAAAATATAATATATATATATAGAATGGAATTTACAGAAGAAGATTATAAAAGAATTATTGATAAATATCATCAAAACAAAAAATCACAACGTGAATATTACCATAATGTAAGAAAACACAATGAAGATTTTAAAAACAAAAATAAACAACGAGCAAGTAAATATTATGAAGATAATAAAGAAAAATATAAAGAAAATTATGTTAAAAAACAAGAATTAGTTAAATCAAGAAATTTATTTAATTATTATAAGAAAAAAGAAGATATAGATACATTTAAAGAAAAACATAAAGTAAAATATGATTTACTAGTAGAACGTGGAATTATTACGCCCATGAAGGTTTAGTATCTGCCCATAATTTGACTGCCCAATAATTTGAAGTATTTTTATCTTTATAGGTTAATTCACCTTTTTTATTTTTAATTCCTTTGGCACGTGCCAAATAACTTTTTTGCCTTTGTTTATCTTTATGTTGATAAAAAACAGTATATCTATTATCACCAAAATTAATTAATTTAGTTTTTCCATTATCACCCTTTACATAAACAGAATATCTTTTATTTTTAGCTTTACTTTTAAAAGGTTTGTATAAAATCTTTTTTCCATCTTTTGTTAATGGCATTATAAACTTTTTTAAGAAAAAAGTTTTAACAAAAAAATATTAAAAAATATTATAAAACGTTATATAATGTCTGAGAGTAATAATGAACAATTAACCGGTTTTGATTTATGGACACCTAACGATTATTCAAATTTCATTACAATTTGTGCCGCTGCGATTGGGTCTACATTATTAGTTATTTTTAAAAGCAGATGTAAAAATATTAGTTTATGTTGTGGTTTAGTAAATTGTGTTAGAGAACCATTAGACCAAAGCGATGATGAAAATAATAATGATGAAGAAAATAATAATAATAATAATAATAATGATGAATCAATAGTTCCAAATAATCCATAAATTTTTATGTATTTTTTTTGTTAAAACTTTTTTCTTAAAAAAGTTTATATATGGATAAACAAAAAAACCAATCACAACAAAATAAAGAACTTCTAGATAATATTATTAAAACTTTAGATTCAATTAATAAAACAATTGGTAATTTACAAAACGATGTAAATCAAATAAAAGAAAAAATAATTAATAAAACAGATTTTGAAGATTTTGAAGAAGTTAATAAATCGTGGTTTTTTTAAATAAATGTTTTTTTGTTAAAACTTTTTAGAAAAAAGTTTATATAATATATATTAAATGGAAAAGATAAGTATTTTAATACCAACATATAATAGAAGTAAATTTATTCAATTATGCATTATGAATATTTTACGTCAAGATTACCCTAAAGAATTACTAGAAGTAATAATAATTGATGACGGACAAACACCATTTATTGAAAATGAAGAATATATTAAAAAAGTATTATTTCCAATTAAATTAAATTACATTAAACAAAAACAAAAAATAACAATTGGAGAAAAAAGAAATAAGTTAATTAAATTATCAAAAAATAAAATAGTATGTTTTATGGATGATGACGATATATATTTACCTACTTATATTTCATATTCTTATAAAACATTAAAAGATAATAAAGCTGGTTTAGTTGGTTCTAATCAAATGATGTTTATATATCCCCATAATAATTTTAAATCAACTGGCATTGATTGTGGAGAAAAAAAGTTTTTTATACACGAAGCAACAATGATGATGACAAAAAAATGGTATAATTCAAGTAATAAATTTGAGAAATCTTCTAAAGGTGAAGGAGTAGAACTAATACAAGCAAATGATAAAAAAGTATTTATAACAGACATAAGGCAATTAATGGTTTGTATATGTCATAAAAATAATACTATTGATAAATCACGATTTTTAGAAAATGATAATTTACAAATTGAATTAGATAAAAATATTAAAGAATTAATAATAAATATATTAGAAATATAAAAATGTTTTGGTAAGGATTTTTTGAAAATCCTAAAATGTTATTGTATATTTACCATTATTAATTTTAATATCTGTATTTCTTGGTTCACGTTTTGTATAATAATTTGTACAATATGGTTTTTTCTTTTGATATGCTTTTTTTTGTAAGTCTAAACGATATTCTAAATAATGAGAATAATTAGGATCATTTTTATGTTTATGATAATATTGACGTTGTAATTTTTTTATATGTTCTTTATTTTTTTCATAGTAAGACCTTTTGTATTCCATATTTTTTTCAGTATTATTATATTTAGACATATAATTTTTCATATATTCTTTATCATTTGTTGGCATATAAAGTTTTTAAGAAAAAAACTTTAAACAAAAAATTATTGTTTTTTGTTAAAACTTTTTTTAAAAGTTTATATTATATAATGTCAATAGTTGATACAAAATTGATTAATTGTAATCGTATAACATCCGTTGAATCAAACAGCGGTAATGACTCAAACCCCGCACTATTTACAAATCAATTAGATGAAACATTAATTTTAGGTGTAGGAGATGAAGTAAGTATAGAACGTTCTTTTATCTCAGAAGTAGGAGCGGGAAACACTCAAGTTATAGAATTTAAAGGAGCTTCATTAAATGAAACACAGAAAATAAAATATACTGAAGTTATACCAAGTGAAATTAGAAATGATCCATTTGATGATTATTACAGAATGGGATATGCGAACGTATATCAATCATCAGAAAAAGAACATACATTTAATTTAAAAGATAATGAAACATATATAAGATATGGATATTATGTAAACGCTGATGACAACCCATATTATTTAACTTTACCAAGAAGATTTGTTGTAGATGAATTAACTAATGCCAGTGAAACACGATTTACAGATAAAGACAGCACGGCGGGAGGGATGACTTACTTTACAGTCCAACCCGATAATTATTCAGTGGCGGATTATTACCCTTATTTAACAAAAGATAATAAATATATACCAAAATTAAAAATAGATGGTTCAAGATATGCATTATATGTATTAGAAACAACATCATTTAATCACACTACCGGAAAAGGTGACGATATGATGCCTTACACAGAAGATGGGGCAGATGCGAATTTATGGAGAGACCATACAGCGATAAATACGTGGTTTCCATATAATGAAATAAAAAAGATTAGTATAAAAAAAGGTTTTAATACATCAACAGAAATTGCGAACCAAATTTCAAACCAATTAAATGAAAGTAATACACCCGAACAATTCAATATAGGTTATGAAGTAACCGGTAAAAGATATTTAAAAGGTATAACAACGATGGTTACTTCACCAACATATAAATTATTTAATTGTGCTAATATTATTTCCATGAGTGCTACAAATTTTGATGATTATATAAATAATACTAAAGAATTTGACCAACCAAGTGACAAAGCACAATTATATTACTCATCTTATCAATATCTAGGTGTAAAACGTCCGGAATTATGGCAGACTGGAAGAGCAATTGTAGGACAGAATCGCCCTAGAGCACAAATAAACCCAAATAGTACAATAACAAGATTTCAAAGATTAAGAGCAACACGTGCTACAGATGATTTAGTAACACAGTTTGAATGGTCAAAAACAACATTAGAACAAATATCAGCATATTTAAAGGCACAAGAACTATACCCCGAATTGTTTGAAAATTTAAATACATTAAGTTCATATACTGCTAGTCCTTTAGTTTCAGATACTAGATTTTTACATATTAATAAATGGGGGGCAGCAAGTGGAAGTGTTAATACTGGTTTTTCATATAATAATGCTTTAGGAGCAGATGGTTATTTGGCATCAAATGAATGTCTCGCATCAATACCATTATTTATAGGATATAGAAAAGCAACAGAAAATGTATATTATGAGGCGGATAATGTCCCCGCTGATACATACGCTTTTGGATTTGCTACACCGGAATATGACCCACAAGACAAAAAATATTATGTTGTTATACATCCGGAAACAAACGGAATAGGTGGAATACCATTAGAATTATATAATGAAGCATCAAACGCAACCGGTGTAATTGAAGCTGGACGACCAATAGGATATGATCCACACTTCACGGCATTTGGCACTGCTTGTGTATTATTAAACAGTGGTTCAGATATTGGTAATCCATTACGTCCAACAACAAGTGAAGCAACAGAGAAAACACCTTCTACAGCATTTGAAGCAACAGCAAAATATTTTACACAAAGATATGTAGGAGCAAATAACCCAATATGTCAATTTAATACAGAAACAAACAGATATGAATTTATACAACTTCACGAAGCAATGAATGTTGGTAATGATAGAACAGCGGGAGATGTTGGAGACACTCCATTTATTCCACAATCGCCGGATGCTGGAGATGTTGTATATAAATTTAATCCAAGAATAGAAACATTCGGATTTAGTCCAAATTTTAAACCATATAAAAAACTTGTACAAGTTCAGTTAAATTATCCCAAACTTCCATCAAGTACTGTTCCCGCAAGTGATAAAACAACTAATTTAAGAGCATTTGATTTATTAAATGAAAATATACAACCTTTTACATTATTTGATAGTAGAAGTGGTATTTTTATAGATGATTGGGGAGTAGATAAAGACAAATGGGAACAATCATTATGGGGAACAATGGGTTTTAGTTATGAACAGTTTAATGCTGAATTAACAGAAAATAATACATTATTAAGAAGAGTTGATAATTTAAATTTTCAATCATTAAAATATTTAACAACCAATAGTGAACAAGCAACAACCGATACAAAAGCGTGGGTGACAAATTGTTTTAATGCTCCAATGTATGAATTGGGTTTAACAAGGGGACGTGCAGTTATTCATTATGAACCCGCACAAGACGCATTCGGTTTACCAACTTGGCAAGTTAAAGGGGAAATAGACGTAATCCCCGCAATTGTAAATAAAACGGAAAGTATGGTTATTTCATCAGTAAATTTATCAAAATCAATGATTAGACCATATTATACAATAAGAAGTAATATTATTGAAGATACAACAACTAATGTAAATGGAGCATTATTACCAATTGTAAGTGTTGTTGATAAATATTCAGCACAAGGTGATTTTTACTTCGGTAATCCAAGTTCAATTACATTTACAATAACAAAACCTACATATATATCATCAATTACAACAAGTATTCACGACCCCGACGGAAAATTCGCTAATGTTAATAATTCTTCAGCAATTATATATAAGGTTTTAAAACAGAAACCAGCACCACCAAATATACTAGAAGAAATATTGAAAGAGGAAAAATCAAAATAAATTCTACTACACCATTTTGTCTTTTTATTCTATATACTAAAAACTAAAATGGTGTAATCCCAAAATTTTAAATTATTTTATTTTTAAAAAAAAATGAAAAAAAAAAAATATATTATTAATTATATATAACAATGGAAGAAGAACCAATCTTAGAACCAACAATAGAATATGATGTAAATTATGAACCGGATGAATTACCGGAATTAAGCGAAGAACAAGAAGAATATATGTTAAATATTAGAGAGAAAGAATTTCACCCCGAAGTAGAATCATTTATGCGAACATTAGTTGAAGATTACGGACTTAAAGTAGGGAAAGCTGAAACAATCGCAAAGGAAGAATGCGATAAAAAAGGTATGTCAATGTGGCGTAAAGATTATGTTCAGTTAAAAAGAGTTAATGGTCAAAGACCAATATATGTTAAGAAAACTAATAAAACTCAAATAAAAGAAATGGTAGATAAAATAGAATATAAATTAATTCCAAAAGAAGAATTAGAAAAATTTAAAAAAGATCACAAAAAAGAAAAATGGCATTAAAAAAATGTTTTTTTGTTAAAAATTTTTTCTTAAAAAAGTTTATATAAATGTTTTCAATATTTTATTTATTGATTAATCAAATGATTAAATCACCGTATGATAATAACGGTTGTTGTATATCTTGTGGTTATACTTGGTGTCCTAATTTACAAGAGTGTGTCAGATTATGGGAAACTTACTGTGAAAGTATAGAAAATGGACATTAAAAACTTTTTAAAAAAATGATTTTTATATTTTCATAATGTATATAAAAAACATATTATATATATATATAGAATGCCAACAAATATTGAAATGAGAATCGCAATTTTAGAAATATATGAAGAACTAGTAAAAAAGGGAATTTGGAATGAAAAATTTTATTTAGATGAAGTAAATAATATTAAAAATATTAAAGATAAAGATTTAGAAGATGTTTTATTTTATTTAAAAAAACAAGATGATTATTAAAAACTTTTTAATAATTGTTTATGTAAATTAATTTTATTATAGAATGTTTTTAATATTTTATTATTTTCATCTAAAAATTTATATGTTCCCATATTTGAACCAAATGTATTATTTTTATGTAATGCATCATCATTAAAACCATAATCAAAAGGTTGTAACATTTCACGACCATATTTACAACAATATTTCTTTTTGTATGTTTTACTTAATATGTAATCATCACCCATAAATGATGCTTTTAAATATTTATTAATTAAATTATTATCATCATTAAAATTTATACATTTATAATATTTTACATAATTTAAAATTAAATCATGTATTTGATTATAATGAAAACATATACCGGCGTATCCTTCTACATATTCACTTTTCCCACTTTCTACAATATTATATGAATAATTATTCTTCATATCAAAACCACTACCAGTTGTAATATTATTTTTTGTTTTATAATCTAATATTGTATCAAATAATGTATTTGTGTAACTTGTATCATCATCTATAATAATTAAATGGTAATCATTTAATTTATTTTTCTTCATATATTCATAACCACCAATATATTTAGTTATTGCTCCATTATCATTTGTATAATTAAATATTACTTTATTTTGTTTTTTAAATATTTCTTCATACTTTTTTGGTAATTTATATTCTTTTTTAAATCTTTTATAATAAGAACAAATATTAATTATTATTTTATAAGAATTTAATACATATAATTTATTTAAATTTTTAATTAAATTTTCAATTCTTGATGGTATTGTAGAAATTGATAATATATATTTATGATTTTTTGGTAAATATAAATCTTTTAATGTTTTAAATACTGAATATCTAAAATTAGTTGGTTTATCAGATATATGAATTATTAAAGATTCTTCATTTTCTTTAATATCAAATGTTTGTAATAATTTAAATGGTAATACATTACTTTTATTTTGAATATCATATTTATTTTCTCTATGATATTTTCTTATAATTTCTTGTTCCCAATTTCTTTTATTATGGAATATATCCCATTTATCTTTTATCATTTCTGATAAAAACATATTTGTATATTCAGTATTCTTTAAAATAAAAAAACCCGTATTTAATTGGTCATATTCTCTTGGATGATCAAAACTAAATATAACATCATAAAATTTATTATGTCTTAAAATTTTATCAATATTAATTTTATTATTATTATATCTAAAACATGCGTCTGCATCAATCCATATTACATAATCATATTTTGGTAATAATTCTAAACAAAAAGGTAATTTTTCCCAAGCTGGATGACGTTCCGGTAATCTTCTTGTATTATCTACAATATAATCATAACCAAATTGTTTACAATAATTAGAATTAATATCTCTTGTTACATCGCCATAATCTTTAATTGCTTCATCATACCAAGTACAAATACATATTTTTTTCATATAATATATATTATATAATATTTTTTATATTCATATCTATATAAAATATTTATTATAATAATATAATATATATGAATAATATTGAATATGATTTGGATAAAATGGCAGAAAGATTAATTAAACTAGAAGATGAGAATGAAAATTTAAAAATACAAGTAAAACAATTAAAAACATTTGGTGAAATTCAAGTAGAAATAAATAATAAACAATCAAGACAAATAAGACAATTAGTAAATGAGAATGAAAGATTAAACCAATATATACACGGTTAAAAAATCCTAAAAAATAATATTACACCATTTTATATTATATTATATAGAACTAAAAACCAAAATGGTGTAGTGAAAATAAGTTGTGAAAAATATTTCTTTTTTTAATAATATTTAGTGTTCAAAAATATTTAGTGTCGTTTTATCGCCTCTTCAAATCTTCGGATTTGATACTTTTTCATTAAAAAATCTCTTTTTTCAAAAATGACACTTTTTACCAA